GAAGTCCAGAAGGTAAAGCAGAACGCCGAGCGTGAAAAGATCACTGCCGAAATCACTGTGATCCAAGCGCAAGCCGCTGCTGACTCGAAACTCGCAGAAGCAAAAGCCGCAGCAGAAGCCACTCGTATTCAGGGTGAAGCAGAAGCCGCTGCAATCAAAGCCAAGAGTGAAGCGCTGAAAGATAACGCAGGACTGATTGCCCTGATCCAAGCCGAACGTTGGAATGGTGCGCTGCCAACTACTATGATCCCTGACTCGACTGTTCCGTTCATGGACGTAGTTAAGTAATAATCAGAAACCCAGCGAAAGTTTCTCTGGGTTTCTTACTCTGGAGGAATAAATGTCTGAAGATTTAAGTAAAAAATATGCAGTTGTGACTACTGTATCTTCTTTCTATCATTATTATGTTGTACCGCTCGATTTACTTCAAGGGTTAAACGACGAACAACCAGTTGAGAAAAATTGGCTAGAAGATTTAGTTGTTTGTCATGAAGTTGGAGAATTCTCTCAGAAACATATTGGTGAACAAATCCTAGAATCGTCAATTGTAGATGAAGAAAATATTCTTAAGCTGTTTGATATACAAAATCAGTATTTGTCTAAATGGTCTAAAGAAAAAAAGATTGATTATATTCGAAGATCTCTAAATGTAGATAGAGACTAAATTGGGCTTTAAGATTATCCCAGAGCATGTAATCAAAGAATCAGCTTTTTTGGTGCAAGAATTTGAAGGCGCTAACAACTCTTTTACGAGATTACTGAAAGCCGCCGAAGAGTTTAAACAAGCGGATATGACACCAGTATTTTTGTTTGATACAATTAGAATGGATGTTAAGGTTGTTGCGAAAGAAACGTACAATAAAAAGTTAAATTAACCCCTTGACTTTTCTATAATCGAACCTATATATACTTGTAGACGCCAGAAATGGGTCTATTAAGATTTCTTGCTTGCATAAGGAGATAAACATGACAGGCGTAACTACACTTTTTCCACGTTCAACTTTTGTTGGTTTCGATCATTTATTCAACGAGCTCGAGCATGTTGCTCGTCACGCAAAAGATAATTATCCCCCACATAATGTACTTAAGACAGGTGAATCAGATTATCTGATTGAACTTGCAGTTGCGGGCTTCTCTAGAGACGAGCTCGCTGTCGAAGTAAAAGATAGAACTCTTACAATTAATGGCGAACATGTAAGTAAAGGTCGCGAATACATTCACCGTGGTATTTCCACGAAGAAGTTCAAACGCACCTTTAGGCTGTCTGAGCACGTTATAGTGCATGGAGCAGATTTCAAGGACGGCATTCTTGCAATTCAATTGAAGTATGTTGTCCCCGAGGAACTACGTCCCCGTAAAATCTCAATCGGTCATTACGAGGAGTTAACAAATGACATCACACACACTAAACAATTTTTGGCTGAAACTGAAAAGCCTATTTAATTTCAAAACTACACCCGAGACATTTAGCGATCGGGCTTATAGAGAAACTCATAAGGCTTTAAGCAAACTTAGCGATAGAGAACTTTCGGATATTGGCATCAGTAGAGGTAATATCCAAGAAATCGCGTATCAGTATTCTAAAGGGCTAGAAGTTCAAGAAAATCCTAACCTAAAAGGTTAGTCTTAAATGGAGGCGGATAACACCGCCTCCCCACACAAGGAGTTTAAAATGGCTGAAATTCGTGGAATGATGCTTGAAGCCCTGCGTAACCACGCTCAGGCTCACATCGACAAACACAAGGTGAACGTAGAGATTTACCTTACTAATCCTACTGGCATTGGTGATCACAGTGCTATTATGGACGCCGTCGAAAAAGAAATCGATGAGATGGCATTGTATCAAGATCGTCTAGAAATCCTAGACAAATATTTCTAATCAACTTTTATAAAGGAACACACACATGACACAGAAAAACCCATACGAACTACGTTATGATGTTTTGGTAATGGCCAAACAAATGGCTGACAGACATTATGACACTCAAACACAATTGGCTTGGCATGCAGCTGAAATGAATAAAGACAATGTTGAAAAAGCATTGGAAGCTTGGGAAAAATATATCCCAAAAGCGATTTCACCAGATGAAATTAGAAAGAATGCTGAAAATCTTTACACGTTCATTATGAACAAAGATTCAGTGAAAGAACAATAATGATTGATCCAGATCACTCAGTATTCCGCACTCCAGGCGAAAAGAAAAAAGGCGGCAAGTAATGTGGCCGTATAATGAATGGGAATTAGAATTCCTTAACACTGGTAAGATTCCAAAGAATTAAGAAATAAGGCGACTACGGTCGCCTTTTTTACTTGTCTTTTTACCAATATTATAGTATAATAGTTTAACAATGATTAAGGAGGTGGCATTTGGATTTTTATACGTCGGTTTTCCAAAGAGGCGATAAGATTTATTCCCGTGGATTTACTAATGGTAAACGCGATACTGAAATCGAACAATACAATCCGTATATGTTTATCCAAAAGCCAAACGGTAAATACAAAACGCTCGACGGTAAAGCTGTAGAGCGAATTGATTTTGATAGTATCTCGGAAGCCAAAGACTTCGTACAAAGATACAATGATGTATCTAATATGGAAATCTTTGGCTTAGACATGTACACGTATACGTATATCTTTGACAACTTCAGGGGCGAAATTAACTACGACCCAAATATCATCAACGTTGTTACTATTGATATCGAATGTGCTGCCGATGAAGGGTTTCCTGACATTGAAGCAGCGGATAAAGAAATCACAGCTATCACCCTCAGAGTTCGCGGCAAGTCTATTGCGTTCGGCTGTGGTGAGTTCGTTAACAATGACCCAGACGTAACCTACATTCGTTGTAGTGACGAAAAGAGGCTTCTGGCTAAATTCATAGAGGCTTGGGGGATACTTGATCCTGATATTATTACTGGTTGGAACATTGAGTTTTTTGACATTCCGTATCTTGTAAATCGTATTAAGAATCTGCTTGGGTTCAGTGAAGCAAAGAAACTTTCACCTTGGGGCTTCCTTGTTGAAAAGAGTGTTGAGTTTCGTAACAAGCAAAACCAAAGTTACAATCCACTTGGCGTTTCAGTCCTAGATTATTACCAACTCTATCGTAAGTTGACTTTCGGTAATCAGGAATCATACAAGCTTGACTATATCGCTCAAATTGAACTTGGCGAAAAGAAGATTGATTACTCCGAGCACGGTAATCTACTTGAACTTTATAAAAACGATTATCAGAAGTTCATTGAGTATAACATTCATGACTGCGTTCTTGTAGACCGACTTGACGATAAGTTGAAGTTTATTGAGCAAGTTATGGCTTTTACTTATGATGCGAAAGTTAACTACAATGATACCATGGCGACTGTTAAACCATGGGATATTATTATCCACAACTATTTGCTTGAGCGTAATATCGTTATCCCTCAATTTAAAAAGCAATCCGATGATGAAGCGTTAGTTGGTGGATATGTAAAAGAACCAAAGATTGGCCTCAGCAAATGGGTTGTTTCCTTTGACCTTAATTCGCTTTACCCTCACCTCATTATGCAGTATAATATAAGTCAAGAGACTTTTCGCGGGCGATTCAAAGGATTTGTATCAATCGACGATATTCTCGAAGGCGATTATAAAAATGAAACAGAATTCTCAGTAGCAGCTAACGGCTGTATGTTCGATAAGGGATTCCAAGGATTCTTGCCCGCCCTTATGGAAAAGATGTATAATGACCGTGTTGCTTACAAAGAAAAGATGATTGAAGCTAAAAAGCGATATGAAGCTACAAAAGATCCAGAGCAAATTAAGCTAATCGCCCGCTATCATAATATGCAACTTGCCAAAAAGATTCAGTTGAACTCGGCTTATGGTGCGCTTGGTAATCAATACTTCCGTTGGTTCAATCACAACTATGCGGAAGCAATTACGATGTCAGGTCAGCTTTCTATTCGTTGGATTGAGAAAAAGATTAACGTGTATCTAAACAAGATACTAGAGTCAAAGGGGAAGGATTATGTAATAGCTTCCGATACTGACTCGATCTATGTTGAACTCGATGACCTTGTTAAAATGTCAGGCGTCGAAGACAAAGATAAGATTGTTGACATGATTGACAAGTTTGCTAAGGCTAAGATTGAGCCATTCATTGATAAATGTTATCAAGAACTAGCCATTATGATGAACGCTTATCAGCAAAAGATGAAGATGAAACGCGAAACTATCGCGGATAAAGGCATTTGGCGTGGTAAGAAAATGTATATTCTCAACGCTTGGGATGTCGAAGGAGTTCGATACGAAAAGCCAAAACTTAAAATGTCTGGAATTGAAGCGGTTCGATCTTCAACACCACAGTCATGCCGAGATAGTATTAAAGAAGCAATTAGTATTGTTATGAATGGTGACGAAGGTCAACTAATTGCGTATATCAATAACTTCAAGAATGAGTTTGCTGATATGCCATTTGAGCAAGTCTCTTTCCCAAGGGGCGTTAAGGGAATGGATAAGTATCGTGACAGCGCTGGGATTTATAAGAAGGGAACACCGATTCAAGTAA